ACCGCCGGTCGTGCCGTCGTTGAAGGTGTAGGCGGTTTTCATTCTCGCAGAGGGAACCGGAATGATAGGAATGCCGTTGAAGTACCTCACCTTGAGGTCAAGGCTGCCCTGCTTGAAATCTCCGGCGTTAATGTACTTGGTTATCTTTTCGCTGTTGTTCAGCATATCCGAAACAGTGATAGGCATGATGATCACAAGGTCGTCAGCTCCGGTGGCGTCCTGCGCCGCTGTTATATCAGCGGAAAGCGTGGACAGGATGGTGCTTGCCGCCGGGGTGTAAGTCCTGCCGTAGTTATCCTTTGCCAGAGCGTAGATCCTGCTGTAGCGGTAAGCGTCCACTTCCGGAATTACCTTTGTGCGCTGGAACTCGCTCATTACAGCGGAAGCGCTTGCAACGAAGTTTGTCTCGTCAACGTCCATCTTGTCGAGCAGGAACTTTCTGCCTCTGTCCTGGGTCAGGGTTCTGGTCTCGTATGAATAGGTGATAGCGCCCTGAACGTAGCCGCTGTCGCGGTTGTACTTGCCAAGACCGCTGAGCGACATCTTCGGGATCTTGACTTCATTACCGCCGGAATACTTGGTCTGTCCGGCGTTGTCCTCCATCCAGCCGGAAGTTGCTCCCTGCATCATCTGCAGGTCGAGTGCGGTCTGGAATATCTTTGCCGCTTCTATCGTATTGATTGCCATTATGGTGTCCTCCTTTACTTCTTTACGCCGATTCCGGCGAAAATCTGTTCCTCAAGGTTGTTTGCGCTGGCGCTGACGTTGCTCTGCGTACTGCCCATGAACAGCCCGGGCTTCTGTTCCGCTGCGAACACAGACGGCTCAGACTGCTTCAGCCCCTCGAGGTACTCCTTGCCGCCGACGAACTCGCCGTTCTCCAGCTTGAAGCCCTTGCCCTTGAATTCGTCCAGAACGGACTTGCGGACGCGGTCACTTGCGAACTTGTAGCCGCCGAACAGCTTCTCTGCGGCGAAATCCGCCTGCTGCGCGGACAGATTAGCGTTGAGGTCGTCGGTGTCCTGCTTGTACTTTGCGTTCAACTCGTCGAGCTGCTTCTGAAGCTCCTCGGACTTGTTATCCGCCTTGAGCTTTGCGAGATCCTTGTCGCGGGCGGCAAGCTGCTTGGTAAGCTCATCAAGCTTTGTCTTATTGGCTGCGACATCGGCAGCGGGGACGAATTCCTTTTCAATGACCTCGGTGATCTGCTTGGTCTGGTCTGCGGTAAGCTCAATTCCGAGCTTCTGGAGAAGTACCTTTAACTTATCCATGAAAAGTCCTCCTTAAAAACAGGTAAAAAAATGTACCCTCAATAAGGGTAGCATGACTATGTGGTATGTGTAGCTGCTGACGTACCGGGGCGGATCTCGCTGATTGCAGCGCTGGCGCTTCCGCGTTGCGTCCGCGTTCACCGCCGCCTGCTTCGCTTTGCAGTATCGGTTGTTCTGGATCATGGGAACTCCTTTCGTAAAATGGGTATAAAATTGCACCCCCATTGCTGGGAGTGCGGTAATTAGTTCTGAGTAAGATATTTCTCAATGTCTTTTTCTGATTTTATGCACACAACATCAGTCGGATAATCATTATACACGGTGATGTGGTTATCGTCTGCGACATACTCCTGCGTTCGAGAATCATCAACATCGTGTGAAGCACGTCCTTTTTTTATATTAGGAATCCGGCTTTCAAGAGCCTTACAAGCCCGGTTGAAATATTCGGTGCTGAAATTATAGCATATAGTGTAATTATACATAAACGCCCTCCTTACAGCTTGAATTTTTCGTTCACCTTTTTGTTGGACTTTGACGCTGTTTTCAGGATATCCTGAATAGCTTCGTCTCGGGTCATGCCCTTATCAGACATTTTTTTGTCTACCTGTTCTTCGAATGTCAGATTAGGGTGTGATTTATCCAGCCACTTTCTTTCGTCTTGGTTCAACATCAGGTCACGGGCATTGGTTCTGAACTGATTTCTCAAGGCGTGTGCCTGCCTTGCCTGATCCTCAATGGACTGATTTCGGTCAATCATATCTGGTATCTTTTTATCATAAAGAACATACCACTGTCTAGTTACCTTATCGCTAAGACTGCCGTTCAAATGCTTGATATCATCATAATCGCTGTTTATGACCTTTTCATTGAACTGGTGGCGAAGCTGTTTGTATTCGTCACTATTATTATACAGCATTTTCTTGAAATCGTCAATACTTGGAACAGCAGATTTATCCAAAGTGCTTGCGATAAGCTTGTATTCCTTTTTGATAGCAGCCACACCAGACCTTGCGGCAATGCTGCGATTGAAGCCGGTTACATAAGTACGTTCGTATTCTGTATACGAATCAGCCGCCTTGCAAAAGTCCTCATAGATGTATTTCTGGCGATTAAGGCGAATACTGGCTGTTGCAAATGCTTCCTCGTCCCCGGCAGCGTCGGCGACAATGCAGCGGTCTTTCTGCTTTCGCATGGCACGCTCCATCTTCCTCATCTGCTGGGAAGCTTCGTAGGCTGTGTAAGTCCGCCCCTCATAGGTAAACGGCGGCTGGTCTATATTCTGGAGTTCCTCCTCTGTGTAAACCGGCTCGGATACCCCGAGGATTATCGGGAACACATCATGGCGGCAATTCGGCTCGCTTATGAGCGGCTTTATGATACGCTCATACTGCTCCTGCGTGTACTGCCGCCCCTGATACACCGCATGGGACGGTCGCGAACCAGAGTGCGCCGACATCTCCCAGCCGTCCGCGCCTAGCTCCTCGCCGTTCTGTTCGGAGATACGGTGCGTGACATGCGCCACGCTTGTAAGGAGCGTCCTTCGCGCCGCGACTTCGATACGGTCAGAGCGCCCGCTTTCGTAGTCAATGGTGCGCACGCCGCTTGCCGCCAGCTTATTGCAAGCCTGCCGGATCGCGGTCATGTAATCCGTCACGCCGGTCACGACCTTCATGTGCGCGGAATCCATCTCCCGGCGGTACATATCAGTCATGGAAAGGTAATACACGCGCCCGAGGAAATCGTGGTCGGCGAACCCCATCGTGTTTGTGAGGTTCTCGCATTTTCCGGCGGTCTCCGCTATCTGCGCGGAAATGAGCTTCTGGAGCTGTGCGTTTTCTTCCAGCGGAACAGCCGCGCCCTTGTCGACTCCGAGCATTTTGCGGTCGAACTCATCGGACTGCGCCGCAGCCTCACGGATAAGCCGGTTTATTTCCGAAGCGGAACTGCCGTTAATCTCGGCGATTTTCGCGGCGATCTCGTCCGTGGAAAGCCCCAAACTTTTCGCGCGGTAGAGCTGGTATTCCGCCGTGTCGGTTATCTCCGCACCCTTTGCAATGCGCCGGGCTATGTCCCGCAGAATAAATTCGGAGAGCTGGTCGTAGAGGTCTGTCAGCTCCTGCGGAAGATTCTGAAGCTGTTCCGGAGTGAGCATTTACTCACCTCCGAACAGTTCGGTCATGGGCGATATCATTTCCAGCGCCCGTTCAACTGGGACGCCGTAATACCAAGAAACAAAGAGCTCCGGTTTGAGCAGTCCCGCCTGAACCATCTGGAAGCGGCGGTTAAACTCAGTGCCAGTGTCCTCGAACACGCTGTCGCCGAACTCTATTGCGCACTCGCCGTCCTCGCACTCCACGCCGTAGAACCGCGCCAGCGTGACAATGATTTGACTGAGCGCCTGCAGTACCGGGCGCAGCTGCCGCTGAATCTGGCAGACCGTGTTGTATGTAGTTCTGTCCTCGGACAGCACCTGCGTTGCGGTGACAAGTCCTTTCTGCGTATCGAACGAGAACGTCCCGGAACTTACGCCTATCTGAGTTTCGTAGAACCGCAGTTCCTTGTTGATTTTGGCGCTGTGTTCGGTCTCGCGAATCTGCGGAGCGTAGGTCATTATCTGCTGTTCCACCGTGGATTCACCATCACCCTTGAAACCCACAAAATAATCGTCCGGAATGCCCTCGTTCCCACGGAGCACGGTGCTGTCCGCAAAGACTTTCGCCGACATCTTCTTGAATTCCGCGCAATACTCGGAATGCGCCTCATCAATCTCATGCAGCGTGCCGAGGGAGTTCGCGAAAATGCTTATCGGCAGTTCGCTGTCGAGGTCGATGTTGTTCGCGTAGGGCGTGCGGAATGTCGCTATCATCGGGATAGTCGAGGGAATCTGTCCCTCCGGAAGCAGAACCGCCCACTTCGGCACGGTCGCAAGCTCCACGGCGTGCTTTGTGCCGTAGATGTACGCCGTGTTCCGGACGGTATGCACGCCGTTCCGGAATATGTGGTGCTCCCGGCGCTCGTAGATTTTTCCGTGGTACCGGATACGCTCGAAAAATACGCCCTCGGTGATGTGCCCGTTCTCGTCCAGAGCCAACGGCAGGAAATCACGGCTGGTGCCGGAATCGAAAAACATCTCGCCCGACTGCACGAAATACGGCTTTATTACCGTGTAACCGCCTACAAGGGTCTGCTGAACTATCCTGTCGAGGTTCGGCAGGAGATTCTTCTGGACGTGCTTGTTCAGCTCCTCGTCCGCGACTTCGAACTTGATTTCCCCGGTGACGAGCTGCGCCAGATACGCGGTAGAAGTATAAGCCACCGGCAGCGGCTTGAAATTCTTGTGGGTCTGCGCAAACGGAAGCTGTCCCTGAAACGCGTCCCACCAGAGGGAAGTCGCCGAGCGCATGGTCGAGCTTACCGCCGAGTCTGTAATATTAAAGTCGTCCACGTCCGTTCCTCCTTTCCCTTTAAATAAGCCTTTAAGCGCGTTTAAAACGTTCATTAATCTCTCCTTATAAGCCGCGGAATGTATCTTTCAAAACTGTATTCGAACGCGTCCAGCGTATCAATATCCGAGGTGCCGTTATCCAGCCGGATATCCTCGCCGACAACCTTGTCGTCGTACACCGCGCCCTGAAATGCTTCCCGCAGCGTTTCGCATTCGGAAGTCAGCAGGAATCTTTCGCCGCCCATGAGCATGGTCGTTGCGCGGATTCGGTCGATTATCGGGCGTTTCATGGAGTTCTTCACAGTCAGGTCGAGCGGCTTTATGTATTCCCGCAAACCGGAAATGAGCGTCTGCTCGGCGCTGTCGGCGTAGATGTCCTCGATCCTGCCAAAATCCCGCTGAATGTCCTCGCAGAACTCATAGATACGCTTGTAGATCTGCTGCGGAGTAAGTCCAGTAGCGGGGACGCGCTCGCTCCGCAGGGCGACGAGCTTTTCGTAATTGTAGGTCATTCCGGTCGCGACCATAGCATGAGCCGAGCCGTTGCCGCCCCAGTCCACGCCGACGTTTATCATGTCCAGCCGTGGGAGCGGTTCCGGCGCGGCGAACGCGGGGATATTATCCGAGAACACCCGGTAAATAGCGCCCGCTGCCACTACCCACTTGCCGAGAATGAAACGGTCGTAGAACACGCCGGTGTACTCCTTTTTCAGCGCGGAAACGTAGTCGGCTGGGAGCGTTGTGTTGTCGTCAATACCGAAAAAGATGTTCAGCAGGTCGTCCACCAGCCCCTTGTTGTCGAGATACTTTTTCTTTAACCAGTGGGTGGGAGTGTCCGGGTTGGTGGTCGCGAACAGCTTCGCGCCGGGCGCGGACAGACGTGACAGCAGCATGACGAAGAAATCCTCCGGGAACAGCGTAAGCTCGTCGCAGTAAGCGCCGCCCAACGTGATACCGCGGATCTTATTCTCGGAGCGCGCGTCGTTCGCGCCCTCCAGCATTATCTTCCGTCCAAAAAGAACGCCCTCTTTTGCAGAGAGCGAGAATGTGAAATTTCTTTCGCCGATAAGCTCCTGAAGTGGCAGCAGGCAGTTGCGCTTCAGGGTCTGAAGCGATTTTGCTGTCATCATGTACAGATAATCCCGCGGGCGGGTAGCCACCCACAGCGCCCAGAGAATCAGCGATATCCATGTCTTGCCGGAACGCACCGAACCCTGCAGAACAGTCAGGCGGGGAAGCTTGTTCCGCTTGAACAGCCGCATGAGGTCGTTCTGCTTTTTCGTGAATGTGACTT